TCTTAGTTGAACATTTAACTACAAGTAAAGTGTCGGATACTCTAAAAGTAGAAACGGGAGTAAATGAAAGTTTACTAAACTCTGTGTTGACAAACAACTTCAACATTAGTTTTGATAAAACATTAAGTGAAGAAGATAAAACTAAATTAAAAGGTATACTCTCAATAAGTAATGAGGATTTGAATACTAAATTTGGTGAATTAAAAGAATCAATAAACGGTACTTTAGATTCCTTAGTTGAGTTGGACAATGGATTTACATCTAAGTCTGATGAGGTAAAAAAGGAAATAAACGAAATGACACAAACGAAATACAACTTATATCGTTTAGAAGAATTATTAGAGAACTTAAATTAGATTTCCTTGACGGTTGCTACCTTAGAGGTGTAAACCTTCACTTTTGAAATATCATAATCAATCGTGGAGGTTTTTTATTGCTCCTTATCTTTTATTTTTTGAATATACACTGCCTTTTGTTTTTGTAATCTTTTACTGACTGAAGGTTTTATGTGTTGTTTCTTATTCCTAAGTGAATTTAATTGTTTCACATTCTTTACTTTACGACGTAATTTCTTGATCGCTTGATCGATATTGTTGTTCGTTACTTTTATTATTAGCATAATTTGATATATACATAAATATAATAAAAAAATTTGTTATTCCAAATTTAAATGTGTATATTTTAGTAACACCATAAATAAGAATAAACATGTTAAATGAAATTAGGAAGATTTATTCCTTTAGGTACTTACAAAGATGTTAAGATTGGATACGGAACTATAAATCACAAAGATTTAAAGACTATATATTTAAAATTAAATTCTTGGCTCGAACCTGATGAGGAATGTACGGATTACGACGCAGTAGTTAGGTCATCAAGAAATGGCATAAAAAGATTAATAAGTGGATTGAACAGTGATTCATTCCGACCACAGTCTATTGTTGATTTAGACATTAGAACTAAAGGTATAAAAAAAGAAAAGAGATCGTTTATGAATTTAGAATGTACATTATATGTTCTAAAAGACTTATCAATTAAAAGCGACGATCTTAAATTGTATATGAAATCACTTATGGTTGGAATAATCGACGAGTGTTTAAATAACGATTTATTGTATAATTTTCACAAAAACAAAAAATAACTTCGATACCGATGTATTTATAGTAATAAAACTATTCATACATGAAAGTATTAGGTCCAAAAGAAACAGGTAGGGGAATTCTCATCGAATATGATGCGGGTTTCGTGTCTCCTGATGAAAATAAAACAGTAATAACAGAAATGAAGGGTGTGGACTTCTCAGAAGACATTATCCTTTTTGCTGTTCTACAGAAATACGACACTCCAAATAAAAACGGTAGAATATATCCTGAGAAACTTCTCAAACGAGAAATGGAAAAGTATAAGGATGTTATTGACAAAGGGAGTGCGTTAAACGAACTAAACCACCCATCATCTTCACTTATAGATTTAGATAGAGTATCACACACGATCACCGAGACTTGGTGGGACGGTAAGATACTTATGGGAAAAATTAAATTACTTCTTTCACCTGGATGGAAAAAATCAGGTATTGTAAGTACTAAAGGTGACCAAGCCGCAATGTTACTTATGAATGGAGTGACATTGGGAATATCTTCAAGAGGTGTTGGGTCATTAAAATCAGAAAGAGGACAGAATATAGTACAGGAAGATTTCGAATTGGTGTGTTTTGACTTAGTGTCGTCACCATCAACACCTGGTGCTTATGTGTTTAACGATCCTTCAGATAGAGAAAAATACGCCGAGAGTATAGAGGAAAAACCAATAGTAGATGATAGAATGTCGAGATTAATGGGTAAGATGGATACATTTTTAAATAAATAATTCAATTTATTATTGATCAGAACACCATAAAAGTAATTTTTTCTTAAATAACAAGTATTTATTAATAAATAAAAAAACAACAAATGAGTAAAAAATCCATTTTAGAACAAGCATTGCTTCAAGTACAAGATCTTGAAGAGGCAGTTAAAGCGAACGCAAAAGGTATACTTGCTTCAACCATGAAGGAAGAACTAAACGAATTGCTAAAAGAATCAATGGAAGAAGAAGAGTCAGATGAAGATCTGAGTCTTAATAAAGAAGACGAACAAGGTATACCTGAAGTAGCTGCAGAACAATTTGACAGTGAAGATGAGGAAAACGATGACGAAACTTCGATAAACGACGAGCCAGCGGACGACGAAGATCCTGATTTAGAGGATGAAGTTGTAGATGACGAATTAGACACAGAGGATGAATTAGATTCTGACGTGGATGATGTGTTTGATGCAATTGATTCTGAAGAAGATGATCAAGACGTTCTTGATATGACCGACGCATCTGACGAAGAAGTTCTTAAGGTATTCAAATCAATGAAACCTGAGGATGGAATAGTAGTTAAGAGAGACGGTGATAACGTTGAGCTTGAAGATGGTGACGACGAATACATTATCAAATTAGAAGATGAAGTATCTGACGAAGTTGCTGATGAAGATCTTGCTGAAGAAGAAGATTGTACCGAAGGGTGTGATGATTCTGAAATCAAAGAAGATGATTCTGAAGAAGACAACGTTGTATATGAAATTGACTTAGATGAAAGTGATGACGAAGTTGCTGATGAAGAAGTTTCTGAAGAAGTTTCTGACGAAGACCTTTCTGAAGAGGAAGAAGTTGAGTTAGAGGTTCCTGAGGAAGACACTCAAGAAGGAGAAGTTGACGAAGCGGCAAGAACAAAATCTAATCCACATGGTGGGGTTAGAGCAGGTATTAAGTCTAAGACAAAATACAAATCTGGTTCAAAATCAATCAACGAAGAAGTTAAGACTTTGAGAAAACAAAACGGCGAATATAAAAAGGCGTTAGTTCTATTCAAAGACAAACTTAATGAGGTGGCTGTGTTTAATGCTAATTTAGCATATTCAACAAGATTGTTCACTGAACATTCAACTACTCGTAATGAGAAATTAAATATTTTGAAGAGATTCGATACTGTTGGAACTTTAACAGAATCTAAATCAACCTATAAAACAATTAAGGGTGAATTAGACTCGTCTAAGAACGTAACAGAATCAGTGGTAAACAAGATCACTTCAAATAATCCGACAACATCTTCATCTCAAGATGTACTTTCAGAGTCAAAAGCATATGAAAGTCCACAATTCTCGAGAATGAAAGAATTAATGTCAAAAATAAAATAATAAATTAAACTTAAAAACAAATTTTAAAATGGGAGCATTATTAGAATCAGGTATGGTTGGTAACATTGGGTTAAAACACCTAAGAGTTATCAAGGAAGATACCATCAAAAAATGGGATGACTTAGGATTTTTAGAAAGTCTTGAAGGTCACCAAAAAGATAATATCGCACAGTTATATGAAAACCAAGCGTCTTATTTAATAAACGAAGCTGCTGTATCAGATGCATCAGGTTCATTCGAAACAGTTGTTTTTCCAATTATTCGTAGAGTATTCTCTAAGTTATTGGCTAACGATATCGTTTCTGTACAAGCTATGAACTTACCAATTGGTAAATTGTTCTACTTTGTACCTAACATCTCTGACAGACAGAGTGCTGCACATGATGGAGCTGGTTTTGAAGCTGGAGCTCACAGAGTACCGTTCAGATCACCAGGTACAGCAGGAGAAACTAACGGAGCAACCGGAGGAAGAAATCTTTATGATAGATTCTACGAAGAAGGTGACGGAGCTAATGAGGGTCTATTTGACTACTCTAAAGGTAAAGTTGTTGCTGGTGCAGCGACATGTATCGGTGGTGTATCATTCGCTGACGGAGTTCCAACAACAGTTGATGATGTAATTGCAAGTGGTGATACCGTATCTAACGTAGTAATTGCTGTTTCAGGTTTCACATCTGCTGGAGCTGGTAAATTAGCGGGACCTACAGGAAACGTTATGGATACTGAAGAATTTTTAGCATCTTTTGAAATAACTTTTGATGATGTTTCAAGAGGAATCAACATTGTAACTCAGAAATACGGAAGTGGTATTGTTGATTACGGTAAAAAATCAGATGGACTTACAGGAAAATTTAATGACATTTGTGATGAAAACGGAGTTATTTTCGTACAAGTTGATTTAGAAAGTTACGGAGCAACAGGATTTGTACCTTATACGTCTGATGCTGATGGAGTTCAAAACACTGAGTTCACTGTATCATACAGAACTTACGAATCTTTAGAATTCGAAGACGAAATCGGAGAAGTATCTTTCGATTTAGAGTCAGTTACTG